TGGTCCTGGCAATAATGGACCTGATAGAGGCAGACAAACTTCTGGCGGTGGTGGTGGTGCAGGACAACCAGGACAAACATGGAGTCCTTATCCCAATCCGCCTAACCCCAGTTATCCAGGAACAAAATCTGGTTCGGGTGGGGATGGAATAGCAGTGCCAGAATTTGGTTTTGATCATTGGGGTCCTTATTTGAATCCAAATATTTTACCATTACCAGGAACTCAGTGGACGGAATGGTCAACTCAGGTTTTGAATAATGCTGATAACGGTCAACTAATGGGAATTGGTCCACAAGGATATTATGGCGGTGGCGGCGGTGGTGGATCTGCAAGACAACCAAATCCATCCCATCCAGCTCATGAGACTTATATGACTGCTGGGAGAGGTGGTCGTGGTGGTGGTGGACATGGATATAGAATATACACACCAATTAGTCCTTTTGGTCCTCCAGTATACAATCCATCCTGGCCAACACGTCCAAATGTTACGAATATCTATCCTGGTCCAGAAAATTATGCAGCAGATGGTGCTCGTTTCACTGGTGGTGGGGGAGGTGGAAGTTGTGGACCCGCACCGAGTTACAGATCAGGAAGAGGTGGATCTGGTATTGCCATATTAAGATATCCAGTTTAATTTACTAAATAACTAAACGACAAAAGAAGGGAAATGTCATCAAAACTAAGAGTTGATCAAATAACAAATGCTAATGCGGATGGTCCAGTATCATTTCCGAATGGAGTTACTGGTGATGGATCTCAATTAAAATTTGCTCCTAAAATCGTAGGTTTTTCGCCACTAGCATTGTCTGAAGATTCTGAATTAGGAATAAATATAGTATTTACTTTTGACCAAGAGATTATGTTCTCTGGTGTTGGAACTATCCATATTAGATCCGGAACTGCAACCGGAACCATTTTTGAATCATTTACTTGTGGTATATCTACGAGAGCAATTATTAACGATAAAGAGTTAATTGTTGATCCTACGAACAATTTAAATATCAATACCACTTACTTCGTAACCCTTCCGTCAGTTGGTATTGCAGATACATTTAATTCATCGTTCTATGCAGGAACAAGTTCATATAATTTTAAAACAAAAGTAGCTCCATTCACTCTGACTGGTGGAAATTATCAATTTGATCAGACAAGTGGATCTTCTCCTACAGGATATTATAGGTATCACTTATTTACAGGAACATCTAATTTTACTTTAGGTTCGGCATCTTCTAATTCCTCTGACATGGTTATGATGATGGTCGGTGGCGGCGGAGCTGGTGGTTTTTATAACACCTCATACCGTTCTGGTGGCGGCGGCGGTGGTGGTGGTGTTATTAAAAGAACTGGACCAACAGCGCTTGGTTTATCTGCCGGAACTTATACAATGACTGTTGGTGCTGGTGGCGCAAAATATAGTCCAAATCCTTATAACAATCCAGGAGAAGATACTGTTTTAACTCCAGCATCTTCGCCTGGCACGGTTCATTTTAGAGCAATTGGTGGTGGTACTGGTGGTAGTGGCAACCCAACAATGCCATCAACAAACCCTGCGCCATTTGGAAATCATTGGGGAAAAGGTCAAAATGGTGGATCTGGTGGCGGTGCATACTCTCAATATAATACTACTAATAGCACTCCACCAGTTTCAGTGGGTGGTGCTGGACAACCAGGACAAGGGTATCCTGGTGGAGGAAATGCTAGAAATACAACTCCTAACTTTATTCCCAATAATGGTATTGCCGCTGGCGGCGGTGGCGGTGCTGGTGGTGCTGGACAAAGAGCATATACGGAACATACTTACCCACAATCTCCATCATATCCATCGACAAAATTTTATTCCGGTAATGGAGGACCAGGACTTTCTGTTCCAGAATTCCCAATGCCATTTTTCATGGCACCAGGAGGAATACCAGAAAATGTTATGCCATTTGATGCCATACTCCGTTTTGATGGATCCTTTGGTGGCGGTGGTGGTGGTGGAAGCACTCCCAATTACTCATATTCATATCGAGGATTAGGTGGCACCGGTGGCGGCGGTGAAGGTACTGGTCCACAAAATCAACAATATCCAAATTATCCTACTCCTCCTGGTGGTGATACGGCTCCAAGTCCCCAAGGTGGTCCATATCCTACAAGTTATGGCCAACATGGCGCACAGTTGACGGGTGGCGGCGGTGGCGGCGGTGCCGGTGGAAATCATGGTGGTTCTGGTGGTTCAGGTATTGCTATAATTAGATACGCAGTTCCTGTTGATTTACTTTCATAAATAAATATCAAAGAGAGGATTATTAATTAACCATGGCACATTTTGCAGAATTAGATTCAAATAATGTTGTGACACGAGTTATTGTTGTTGCAAATTCAGATGTTTTAGATTCAAATGGAAATGAAGATGAATCAATTGGTATTGAATACTTGAAGGGATTATTTGGTGAAAGCACTAATTGGAAACAAACCTCATATAATGGAACTCAAAGAGCAAGATATGCAGGAAAAGGATTTACTTATGATCCAAGCAGAAATGTATTTCTTCTACCACAACCACACCCATCTTGGACTGTAAACGAAACCACTACTGAATGGGATTCTCCAATTCCTATGCCAGAAACTCCTTCAGGAAAAGATGGATATTATGAATGGGATGAAGAAGCATACCAAGCAGATAATACAACAGGATGGGTATTTAAGGATACGACACCTGCAGAATAAGAATAATTTAGTTGACTTTACAAATTACTTAAACTATAATTGATTTTGAATACTAGGAGAATGAAAATTGGCATTTCAAAGTGTTTGGTATTATTCCGACATCCCTGAGGATGTTGTAGACATTTTAGAGAAAGATTTAACTGAAAAGTTTGATGATCAGATGGGAGATTCTCGTCTTATGGGTGATTCATTGAATAAAGATAAGCGCGATTCAAAAAATGCATGGGTTCCATCCTCTCATTGGTTGGGTGGATTCATGTGGCATTATATTGAACGTGCAAATCGTGAAAACTTTTTGTATGATCTCCACTGTATTGATGGCGAGTCTATGCAATACACACAGTATGGGCCCGGACAATTTTATGGTTGGCATAATGATTCTGGTCTTGCCTGTCATTATAAACCAGCAAGTGTTGGCAATAGGATGGAAGGCAGAGCACAGGACTTTGTTAACGAGAATACCGAACTAGTTCGTAAACTTTCATTCGTACTTCAACTTTCTGATCCTGATGATTATGAAGGTGGTAATCTTCAATTGCTTGATGAGGCAGGTAAGTCATACTTTGCCCCCAGAAAGCGTGGTTGTATAATTCTTTTTGATTCTCGCACTCAACATCGTGTTCTTCCTGTTAAGTCTGGTCTCCGTAAGTCTATCGTTGGGTGGACTGTTGGTCCTCGTTGGAAGTGAGGTAAATTATGGCAGAACAAATGAACCTTAATGAAATTCAGTTTCAAGAGAAAATTAACAGTGGAACTTCTTGGACAAAGAATGAACAATTTGATAGAGATGGATATCTTGTCATAAAAGATTTGTGGGATCCTAAAGAATTATTTGTTCCTGTTCCAGAAATGAGAGGACAAATTAATTATTGGGGTAAAAGAGACGATCAATTTACTTTTACAGATCTTGAAGGGCAGGTAGAAGGATCACTTGCTTGTTATACACGTCCACAATATTTACATATTCATTCTGGTATTAGACTAAAATTAGAAAAAGCAATTGGTAGAAAGTTATACAATACTTATTACTACGATCGTTTTTATTTTGCTGGACAAGGATTGGCACTTCATGCTGATAGACCTGCTTGTGAAATATCTGTGAGTGTTCACATTAGCACTAATCTTAAAGAATGTTGGCCTTTATGGATAAAAACTCCAGATACTTATAGTGATAAGAAAAAAACAGAGGTTGTAAAATCAGGAGAAAATCGTTCTGTTTGTTTAGAACCTGGCGATGGAATGATTTACAAAGGTTGTGAGCGTCCACACTGGCGTGATCCATTGGTTTCAAAAGACACTGGAAATCATTTTATCCGAAAACTTGGACAAAAAGATGATACTTACTATCATCAAGTATTCTTTCATTATGTGCTCGCTGATGGTCAGCGTGCTCAATGTGCAAATGATATGGCGAGGGAATGATGAAAACTATTGAAGAAATTTTTGACAATGTTACTTTAATTGGGGAAACTCCTAATTTAATCATGAAGGTTAAACTTCCTGATAAAATCTTTGATGAAGTAAAATCTTGGATTGAACCATGTAGAAAAATTAAGGATGATCCTTATGCAGCACTTTTAAATCATATAAATGTAGGAACTAATCACAATACTTATCAAACAGGAATTCCTAAAAAATATGTTGATAATTCATTTTTTCTTGGATATGTAATTCATTTATCAGAATTATATTTGAAGACTACAAACCAACCAGAAAAAATTCATCCAGATGGAAGTAAAGGTGGTTATAGTCGCTCAACTTTTATGAGAGAAGCGGAGGGTCATTATGATGGATATGACATTTGGATGAACTTTACTTATAATGGTGATGATAATCCTCTGCATAATCATGCTGGAGATTTTTCATCCATTATATATGTGCAAGATCCAGATGGCGAACCAACACATTTCCCAGCATTAGGATATAAACATTTTCCAAAAGAAGGAGAGATGCTATTTTTCCCAGCATCATTGCATCATTTTGTAGAAGAAAAGAAAACCGATTCGGAAAGAATCACAGTTTCTTACAATTTGATTTGTCCTCATCTAAACCAAAGAATGAATTATTAAATATAAGACTGAGTAAATTACTGCTCGGTTTTCTTATAAATATTCAAAAAGCGTGTATAATGTCTCAGACAAGGGCACAACTAATAAATCCACTTGGTACTTTAACAGGTCTTGGTTTGCAAGTCAGTGGCATTGTAACCGCTGCTAATTTTATTGGCGATGGTTCTGGTTTAACTGGTGTTGTTGGATCTGGTTCTGGAGTAATTATTGAAGATGATGGTTCAACTGTAGGAACCGCAGGAACAATAAACTTCGGACCAGGTATCAATGTATCACAAATTTCTGTTGGTATTGTAACAGTTACTTCAGGAGTTCCGCATTTCATAAAAACAAGTGCGGGAATTCATACATTAGGTTCTGTTGGAATTGGAACAACAAATCCAACATCAGCTTTACAAGTTGCTGGAACTGTATCAGCACAAGATTTTAATACAACTTCGGATCAGTCTTTAAAAACAAATATTGTTACAATAAAAGATGCTCTTGAGAAAATTGAATTAATACGGGGTGTTGAGTTTACTTGGGTTGAATCCCCCCAAATGGATTCAATGGGAGTAATTGCACAGGAAGTTGAATCTGTATTCCCAGAATTAGTTGCAAATACCAATCCAAAACAAGTTAATTATAATGGATTGATTGGTGTTCTAATTGAATCTGTAAAAGCATTAAAAGCAGACAACGAAATTTTAAGAACGATGATTGAAGATATTGGTCTTAAAATAGGATAAATAACTAAAAACCTAGGGATATGTCTGTCAGACCTTCTATCAATATTACTATCCTGCAGGGTGCTGACTTTTCAGAATCCTTCTTATCTCAAGAATCTGATAGTTCTGCAACTGATTTAACCGGATATACTGCATATTCGCAGTTAAAGAAACATAGTAGTGCATCATCTTCTTTCCCGTTTACTGTTGGGATTACAAGTTCTATTGGTGAAGTTAAAATTTCAATGAATGGAACTACAACATCGTCAATTGAACCCGGAAGATATGTTTATGATGTTAAACTAGTTTCTGGTATTGGAACAGTCACAAGACTTATAGAAGGAATGGCATTCGTAAGCCCAGGTATTACCACGGCAAGCTAAAATGGCATTTGTAGTTAGAAAAAGTTCTACACCAGCAAAGTCAATATCATCACCAACACAAATATCTAATATGCGTGATGCATTAGATACTAAATTTGGTGTTTTAAACTCTGTACAAGATGGTAAGATTGTTGCTTACGATAGTTCAACCAATAAATTTGTTTTAGAAACGAGTGATTCTATTCTTACTGAAGCTGTATCAGATAATGATCTTCCAGATGATTTTGTTCGCACACTTGAAACTGAAATAAACCTTGATACACTTTTAACAGAAGTGGATGGAGGTGTTTTCTAATGGCACTTTCTTTGGATGGATTTAAAGATGTTGATTTTGGTGACGTTGGAGGTCGAAGAAATAAAACAATGATAAGATATAATGATTCTACAGGAAAATTTGATTTAGTTTATGTTGATGCGACTTTAGGAATAATAACAGATTCTTCAAATGCATTTAATCAAAGAGTTGTTGAAGAGATAAAGATAAATAATATTACAAATAATACTATTGATGGTGGTGTTTTCTAAGCCAGTGAGATAAAGTTTCCTGAAAGGTAAAAGATGCCAGTCCCTATTCGATTTAAAAGAGGTAATTTCGCTAACTTACCCGCACTTGGACCAGGGGAACCAGCGTTTACTTTAGACACCAATGAATTTTATGTCGGTCTAAACTCTACGACAGACGGCAATAAATTTTTTGGATCGCACAGATATTGGACAAGAGAAACTGGAACCACTGGAAGTGGTATCAATTTAGTAGAGGGAACTGATAATGGTTCTGCTTTCCTAACCTTAAGAGCACCTGGTGCATTAGCAGGAATTACAACATTTACTTTTCCTGCTGTTGATGGGTCTGCTAATAATATTTTAGTAACAGATGGATCAGGAAATCTATCCTTTACTAATGACATCAATATAAGTAGCATTAACATAACTGGAATTGCTACATTTGCATCTAATGTAAACATCAATGCCGGTTTAAACGTAACTGGTATTATCACAGCTGCTTCTTTTAGAGGTGATGGATCACAGTTAACTGGTATTGATGCAACATCGCTTAAAGATTCAAACGGAACTGTAAGAGTTCAAGCAAATACTTCAGGAGCAGTTGCAACTGGTATTGTTACGGCAACATCATTTCGTGGTGATGGATCTCAATTAACTGGCATTGATGCAACATCACTTAAAGACGAAAATGGTGTTGTAAGACTTCAAGCGAATACTTCAGGAGCAGTTGCAACTGGTATTATCACAGCAACAAAATTTATTGGTGATATTGATGGTAATGTAACTGGTAATGTAACAGGTAACGCTGATACAGCAACTACTGCTGGAACAGTTACAACTGCTGCTCAACCAAATATTACTTCGGTTGGAACTTTAACTAACCTTTCAGTATCTGGTAACGTTTCTATTGCGGGGACTTTAACATATGAAGATGTAACTAATGTAGATTCTGTTGGTCTTGCAACTGCCAGAATTGGATTAGATGTTCTTTCTGGTGGTGTTAATGTTTCTGGTGCTTCTACATTCAGTAATAATGTAGATTTTGATTCTGGTATTGATGTGTCTGGTATTGTTACGGCAACATCATTTGAAGGAAATCAAGTCATTGGTACACCATCTGGTGGATTTAAATCGGGAGCATTTGCAATAAACAATACAGATCATACAAAAGATTCTATTAATGAACTTAATTTTATATTAGGAAAACTAGTTCCGATCGCTCCAGATACACTTAATAGTGTAACAACAACATTAACAGGCACTGTTGGTTCTGGTCATTTATGCCAAGGATTTACGCCTACAAATAATACTGGTGGAGCAGCACCATCAGCAGGAAATGCATATACAAGAAATACTGATAGTACAATAACAACTGAATATATTAATGATGTAGGTCCAGGTGATGCCGGACAAGCAATTGGATTTGTTAATGCTGTTGGTGTTGGAACAATATCATTTGATTCTAACGTAAATAATGGAACATCAGATGCTCTTCAAGTTAAAGATAATAAAGATGCATCCGAATCAACCAGGAATCTTGGAATTACTTCTAATTTCTATCAAGTTTATGATGTCAGAATGATAAATGCACCATCACCAGATGGATATAATAAGGCATTTTTCACGCATGGATCAGCAACTTCAGATGAAGTCTTCTGGTATGAAGATCCAAGTACAGTTGGAGCACCAGTTATAAGTTACAGTTCAGTAAATACACCAGCTTCTAGTGGTCATACTGTTGCATACTCTTCTGGGATTCCACATTATACAGAATCAACAAATAATAATTTCACTTATGTCGCAACTGTTGAGAATGCAAGTGGTGACATGTATAGTTACTCAAACTATAAACTTTTAAATTCTGACGGTGCAACAACTGGTTTCTCTAATCCTGGACACAAACTTTATAGTGACTTTGCTGGTGGTGCTAATCCTCCGGTAAGAAACTTTGGTGTTGGAACCGGTGTTACTACATTAATGACCCATACACCAAATAATATACATAACACTATAACTTCAAATCATTTTTCCAGATTTGATGCTGTTACGCCGTATGGTTCTCATAATAACCAAAGAGTTAGTTTTTCGACTAATGTAAATATTATGGGAACCACAGCAACAACCAGTCAAATAGATGAAGATAATATACTAATTTCTTCCCTTGGAACTGGTTCTGGTAATGCTACCAGAGTTAACGCTGGTTCTGCAGGTGATAATCCAACACCTATCTTTACATCATGGACTGCTTCTTCAAGTGTTGCAACGTATGAGTCTGTCATTAGAGGTGGCGTTCTTCGTCACGATCAGACAAATTATTCTAATTATCTTCCTGTTGGACCTGATTATTCTTCTGGCAGATCTGGAACACAATACTTCCAGATTGAATTGATAAGATCTAATGTATCTGAATTTAGTATCTCATACACTGGATCAACTACTGGATGTTTTGTTTGTATGCCTGACAATTCAGCATGGACTACATCATTATCCGGAACGAATGGGTGGGCAGATATGTTCCAAGCATATCGGGGATCTGGTCTACCAACATCAGCAGAACCGGGATGTTCTTCTGGTGGTGTGATGGATAATAATGGTGGCACATTTACTTGTGTATTTGGAACAGAATCATCATCTAATGATTCAAATAATCGTATATTAATAAGGTGGAAATTGACTTCAGGTCAATCAATTACAGCAATGTCATTCTCCGCAACTTAATATAGAGGTAATTAACAGTGGCAGCATCACAAGAACAAAAACTAGACTATCTGTTAAAGAAGATTGGATATGTAGCATCCAAGACTGGTATTGCGGAGGACAGTTCTTTATCTGGAACTAAAAAGGCACCGTTTGCTGAATCTATACCATCACCATTAGCTATACCGTCATCTATTATTTGGGCGGATAGTTCATTTATACCTGCAACACCTCCAGGTTCAAGTTCGGATTATGTAAGGGTATATCTGTCTGGAACTTCTGGACATAGAATGACTGTAGATAATACAGTCTCTGGAAATAGAAGTTTTATTGCATACGAAACTTATAATAATACTTCAAGTGGAATATTAGGTGATTGGATCGATACTTCTTTTGGATCTGATTATATCATCAAAGTATATAAAGGAGACCCTAATTCTGGTGGTGTTCTATTATCTGCATCTGGTTCAGGATCTAATGATACTTGGTTCTTTGATTACTCTTCAGGCGTTCTAAATTTCAATGGAACTCAAGTTCCATCGGGAGTTACATCAAGTAATATCTACATTGTTGGATACAGATATATTGGCGCAAAAGGTGTAAAACCACCTGCAGGACTTGCAACATTTTCTTCACTCCAAGTATCAGGAATTACTACATTCCAAAGTGATGTAAAACTTGGTAATAATGATAAATTAATACTTGGAAACACTGATGATCTTCAAATCTTTAGCGATGGAACAGGATCATTTATTATAGATCAAGGTGCCGGAAATCTTAATTTACGGGGTTCCGAGTCAGTTAGTATTCAAAATCCATCTGGAAGTGAAACTTACGCAAAATTCAGCGTCGATGGTGCATCAGAACTTTATTATGATAATTCTAAAAAGATAGAAACCACTAATGATGGTGTTCTTGTCAGTGGAGTTACATCCACAACCACTGCAAAGATTGGTGCAGCAACAACATTTACGGAAGATTTAGTTGTTCAAGGTGATGCTAGAGTTACTGGCATCCTTACGGTTGGCACTAGTTCTATAGTATTTGATGGTCCCAATGATCAGATTAAAGTTGGTAGTGCAGCAACAATAACTACCACAGGATTTAATGTAGGAGAATCACTATTACATTCTACTGGTCTTACCGTTGCAGGTGTTACTACTATTCATAGTGGTGGATATGATATTGGATCTAGTTCCTTACATAACACAGGACTTGAGGCACAAAACGTAAATGTAAGTGGTATTCTTACAGCATCATCATTAAACATTAGTGGTGCCGTAGATATTGATTTAAATGTTCTTGGTAATACTTTCTATGTTGCAGAAACAGGAAGTGATAGTAATGATGGTGACAACATTAACAAACCATTCCTCACGATTGCAAAAGCTTTAACCGTTGCGACAGATCACGACATAATTAATGTTTCTGCAGGTACTTTTGAAGAAACCTGTCCACTAACAGTTCCTGCTGGTGTAACTATTAAAGGTGCTGGATTAAGAGCGACAATAATTAAACCAACAGATGCAACGAAAACAAACAATGTTTTCTTACTGAATAACGCATCAACACTTGAAGATTTTACTGTAAAAGATTCTTTTTATAATTCATCTGCAGATACTGGATATGCATTCTCGTATGCAACCGGCATTGCAATTACTACTAGAAGTCCATATATTCAAAGAATTACTGTCCTCAACAGAGGTTCCGTTTTATCTGCTTCTGATCCATACGGATTTGATACTGCAAACAATCCACCAACTTCATATCAAGCAGGACGTGGTGCATTAGTTGATGGTTCTAAAGTTACTGCAAATTCATTAGAAGCAGGAATGCTTTTCAATGAAGTAACTTTCTTCACCCCAAATCAAAAAGGTATTATCTTAACCAATGGTGCTCGTTCTGAGTATCTAAACTGCTTCCACTATTTTGCATCACAAGCAATTGTTGGAACTTCTGGATCGGTTGGTATTGCGGGAACTGCAACTACCAGACTTAAGTTTACCAATCCAAGTGTAGTTCCTTCAGTTAATGATGTAGTCAAATTATTTGAGGGTGGTAGTGTTGTTGCTGTCGGCACAATTACATCATATAGCACACCATATGCCGAAATTGGTGGAAAAGGTTCAGGAACATTTGCTGTAGGATCTGGAACAACACAAGATGTAAGATTCTTCCAATCCAACGGAACAACGCAAACTGGTATTGCTAGTGCAATCGCCTTAGCAGATTACACAAGATTTGGCGCAGAAATGCGTTCAGTTGGTTGTGCTGTTGAATATGGAACTCAAGGTGTTGTTGCTGACGGTATTGGAGTAAAACTTAGACTCTTTGCTACTAACTTCAACCATGTTGGATCTGGAAAAGATTTCAGCAACGATGCAACTTTAACAGTTCAAGCAAACGAAGTTGTTGAAACAAACAATGGTCAAGTTTCTTATGTAAGTATTGATCAGTCTGGAGACTTTAGAGTTGGTGATGCGTTTGTTGTTCAGCAAGAGACTGGTAATGTTTCTTTTGCTGCTACAACTTACAACCTTGAAACTACCGGACAATTAACAGTTACTGATGGTGGATCTAATCAAACTGTAATCACACCAACAAGTGCAGAAATTGGAGACCTTCAGTTAGCATCTGGAACATTATCATCTTCAAGTGGCGATATTACCATTAATCCTGCAGGATCAAATGAAACTAATGTCACTGGAAACCTGAATGCTACTGGCAATTTAACAGTATCTGGAATTGTTACTTCCTCAGAACTTAATACTGGACCAAATGGCATTGGAATTGGCGTCAGTACAATTACTGGTCCTGCTGAAATTGTTATTGATCCAGCAGCAGTTGGAGATAATACCGGTAAGGTTCTTATTAAAGGTGATCTCCAAGTTGATGGAACAGAAACTATTGTTAATTCTACCACAGTTACGGTAGAAGATAAAAATGTTGTTCTTGGTTCTGGTGCATCTAATGATGCTGCAGCAAATGGTGGTGGTATAACTCTTGAATCTGGGCAGGGAAATAAAACAATAAGATGGTTAGATTCTACTGATTCTTGGACGTTCTCAGAACATGTAGATCTAGCAGCAACAAAGTCTTATAAAATAAATGGGGTCGATGTATTATCAAGCACAACCCTTGGCGCAGGTGTCACACAATCATCACTAACTTCCGTTGGAACATTGCAATCCTTGACAGCGACTGGTGCTATAAATAGCAATACAGCTATACAAGTAAATGGAATCAGTGTTCTTGACACAGCTTCTGGTGACGCAACAGCACTTGCAATCGCACTAGGATAACACATGGCAAATACGTTTAAAAGTTACACAAAAGCATCTGTAAGTACATCAACAGTTGACATTTATACCGTTCCAAGTGCAACTACGACGATTGTAATTGGTGTTGCGTTAGCAAATAGACTTGGAACTGGGACCGTTTATGCTGATATTCTTGTGGATAAATCCACTGGAAATGACGTTTATATGATTAGGAATGTAGCTTTATATGATGGATCTTCTTTTACGTTAGCAGATACCGGAAAAATTATTTTAGAGACAGGTGACAAGATAAAAGCAATATCAAACACATCAAATTCTGTGGATGTGATTCTTAGTGTTTTAGAGCAGACCTGAGGTAACTAATGGCACATATCGGTAAGAAACCAACTAGAGTCAATGGTCCGTTATTTGACTCCAATAACCAAGTAGGTACTGCTTCTTCCATTTTAGTTTCAAAAGGTGGAACTGATGGTGTTGTATGGACCGAACCATTTGCAGCAGGTATTCAAGGTCTTCAGGGTCTGCAAGGATTACAGGGTCTTCAAGGTCTTCAGGGATTACAAGGATTACAAGGTTTAAGTGTTCAAGGAACCCAAGGTTTACAAGGACTTCAAGGTGTAAGTATTCAAGGAACTCAAGGCTTACAAGGACTTCAGGGTGTAAGTATTCAAGGAACCCAAGGTTTACAGGGTCTTCAGGGTGTAAGTATTCAAGGAACCCAAGGTTTACAGGGTCTTCAAGGATTACAAGGACTTCAGGGTTTACAAGGACTTCAAGGCGAAACCGGATCACAAGGACAAACTGGTGCCCAAGGAACTCAAGGTTTACAGGGTCTTCAAGGTTTACAAGGACTTCAAGGTGCCCAAGGACAAACTGGTGCCCAAGGACAAACTGGAGCACAGGGTCTTCAGGGTTTACAAGGACTTCAAGGTGCCCAAGGACAAACTGGAGTACAAGGACAAACTGGAGCACAGGGTCTTCAAGGTTTACAAGGTCTTCAAGGAACGAGTATCCAAGGAACCCAAGGTTTACAGGGTCTTCAGGGTTTACAAGGACTTCAAGGTCTTAGAGGAACACAGGGTCTGCAGGGTGCTCAAGGTCTTCAAGGTCTGCAGGGTGCTCAAGGTTTACAGGGTCTGCAGGGTGCTCAAGGACTTCAAGGTCTTAGAGGCATTCAAGGAGAAACTGGAACACAAGGTCTTCAAGGTGTTAAAGGTAATGATGGAAACTTTGGTGGTGCAACATTTAATTATTCTTTCAATACAAATACTTCCCTCACTGATCCTGGTGGTGGATTTTTAAAATTTAATAATAGTTCTCTCAGTTCAGCATCATCAATGTATATTGATGATCGAGATACAAATAATTTAGACATTCAACAATATTTGAGAACCATTGATGATTCCTCATCTACTATTAAAGGTCACTTTAGAATATCAAATAGATTAGATGCTAGTGATTATGCAATCTTTACGATTGATGGTGCTATTAATGAAGTATCCGGATATTTCCAAGTTCCATGTACGAAGGTATCTGGGTCAGCTAATTCCTTCAGTAGTAGTGAAGATATAATTATAACATTTGCTAGAACTGGTGATAAAGGAGATATTGGCGTTCAAGGTATCAGAGGTATTCAAGGTTTACAAGGACTTCAAGGTCTTCAGGGTTTACAAGGAACGAGTATCCAAGGAACCCAAGGTCTTAGAGGAACACAAGGTCTTCAGGGTCTTCAAGGTTTACAAGGACTTCAGGGTGTAAGTATCCAAGGAACCCAAGGTTTACAAGGTCTTCAAGGATTACAAGGACATCAAGGTGTAGCAATCCAAGGATTTGCTGGAAATGCACAAGGTCTGCAGGGTCTGCAAGGTCTGCAGGGTGCTCAAGGTCTACAAGGTCTGCAGGGTCTTAGAGGAACACAAGGTCTTCAGGGTCTTCAAGGATTACAAGGACATCAAGGTGTAGCAATCCAAGGATTTGCTGGAAATGCACAAGGTCTTCAGGGTCTTCAGGGTCTTCAAGGAACTGCAATCCAAGGTCAAGCTGGTAATGCACAAGGTCTTCAAGGTCTGCAGGGTCTTAGAGGAACACAAGGTCTTCAAGGTCTTCAAGGAACATCAATCCAAGGTCAGGCAGGTAATGCCCAAGGTCTTCAAGGATTGCAGGGTCTTCAAGGTACTTCAATCCAAGGACAGGCAGGTAATGCTCAAGGTCTTCAGGGTCTGCAAGGTCTAAAAGGTACTCAAGGTCTACAAGGTCTTCAAGGAACATCAATCCAAGGACAAGCTGGTAATGCTCAAGGTCTTCAGGGTCTGCAAGGTCTTCAAGGAACTGCAATCCAAGGTCAAGCTGGTAATGCCCAAGGTCTGCAAGGTCTGCAAGGTCTCCAAGGATTACAGGGTCTGCAAGGTCTTCAAGGAACATCAATCCAAGGACAAGCAGGTAATGCACAAGGACTTCAGGGTCTACAAGGTCTACAAGGTGTAGCAATTCAAGGTCAGGCAGGTAATGCTCAAGGACTTCAGGGTCTTCAAGGATTGCAGGGTCTTCAAGGTTTACAGGGAACAAGTATCCAAGGACAAGCAGGAAATGCCCAAGGTCTTCAGGGTCTGCAAGGTCTAAAAGGTACTCAAGGAACCCAAGGAACATCAATCCAAGGTCAAGCTGGTAACGCACAAGGACTTCAGGGTCTTCAAGGATTGCAGGGTCTTCAAGGTACTTCAATTCAAGGACAAGCAGGCAATGCACAAGGTCTGCAAGGTCTTCAAGGATTGCAGGGTCTAAGAGGTATCCAAGGATTTGCAATCCAAGGTCAAGCGGGTAATGCTCAAGGTCTTCAGGGTCTTCAAGGATTACAAGGACTTCAAGGTACTTCAATTCAAGGACAAGCAGGTAACGCACAAGGTCTTCAGGGTCTTCAAGGACTAAAAGGTATTCAGGGTTCACAGGGAACTTCAATCCAAGGACAAGCAGGTAGCGCACAAGGACTTCAGGGTCTTCAAGGATTGCAGGGTCTAAGAGGTATCCAAGGATTTGCAATCCAAGGTCAGGCAGGTAATGCGCAAGGTTTACAAGGTTTACAAGGTCTTAAAGGTTCTCAAGGAACTGCAATCCAAGGACAAGCAGGTAATGCCCAAGGTCTGCAGGGTCTTCAGGGTCTTCAAGGAACTCAAGGTGTTTCTATCCAAGGTCTGCAAGGACAGGCTGGTGAATCTCAAGGTACTACTGGTGGTACAGGACTTCAAGGACTTAAGGGTTCACAAGGAACATTTGGTATTCAGGGACAGGCAGGTAACGCCCAAGGTTTAACTGGATCTACTGGTGTTCAGGGATCTAAAGGTAGTCAAGGTCTTGCAATCCAGGGACAAGCGGGTAACGCTCAAGGTGCTACCGGTGGCACAGGACTTCAAGGACTTAAGGGTTCACAAGGAACATTTGGCATTCAAGGACAAGCTGGCGAATCCCAAGGTACTACTGGTGGTACAGGACTTCAAGGACTTAAGGGTTCACAAGGAACATTTGGTATTCAAGGACAAGCTGGTGAATCCCAAGGTACTACTGGTGGTACAGGACTTCAAGGTCTTAAAGGTTCCCAGGGAACACAAGGTCTTTCAATTCAAGGACAAGCAGGAAGTGCTCAAGGAACACAAGGTCTGCAGGGTCTTCAAGGATTACAAGGAACACAAGGTCTTTCAATTCAAGGACAAGCCGGTAATGCTCAAGGAACACAAGGTCTTCAGGGTCTTCAAGGAACTGCAATCCAAGGTCAAGCAGGTAATGCCCAAGGTCTTCAGGGTACTGCTGGATCTAATACAATTGGATTATCTACAGCAGGCAGTTTCCTAGGAAATGCTTCTTCCCTTGTTCTGAAGGGTGCTGGAGTATCTACTGCAACATTTAATTCTGGAACAGGAACTGCAGAAGTATTCTTTGAAGGTGGTGGAGGTGCTGCTCTAACTGTCAAAAATCTTCAAGGGCAGGGTGGATCTGCAGCAAATCCTGATGTTGATAACGTCAATACTATTATATTTGATAATAATAGTGGATTTAACGTCACCGATAACGGTGGTGGAGAAGTTTTTGTTGACCTTGGATCTACCTTCAATCCATGGTATATCGACGGACAACCAACTCTGAAAGCAGATGGTGAAGAAGCACTTAAAATTGTTGCTGGAACAGGAATTGTACTTACAACCCACAATTCAGTTGGTAGTGGATATACTGCAAAACAACTTACAATTACATCTACTGCTGCACAGGGTACTGCCGGTGTACAAGGTCTTCAAGGAACCAGAGGTCTTCAAGGAACATCAATCCAAGGTCAAGCGGGTAATGCTCAAGGTCTTCAGGGTCTTCAAGGTCTTAAAGGTTCCCAAGGAACTGCAATCCAGGGACAAGCTGGTAACGCCCAAGGTTTAACTGGTAGTCAAGGATTACAAGGAACTAGAGGTCTTCAAGGAACATCAATCCAAGGTCAAGCTGGTAATGCTCAAGGTCTTCAAGGTCTACAAGGTCTTCAAGGTCTTCAAGGCGCTGCAATTCAAGGACAAGCAGGTAACGCTCAAGGAACTACTGGTGGCACCGGACTTCAAGGTCTTAAAGGTTCGCAAGGAACATTTGGTATTCAAGGACAAGCAGGTAATGCACAAGGAACTATTGGTAGCACGGGAACTCAGGGTCTAAGAGGTATTCAGGGATTTGCAATTCAGGGACAAGCTGGTAACGCCCAAGGTTTAACTGGATCTACTGGTTCTCAAGGTGTCAAAGGTTCCCAAGGAACTGCAATCCAGGGACAAGCTGGTAACGCCCAAGGTTTAACTGGGTCTAGTGGTGTTCAAGGATCTAGAGGTAGTCAAGGAACTGCAATCCAAGGTCAGGCAGGTAATGCTCAAGGTACGACAGGTATTCAAGGTCTTCAAGGAACCAGAGGTCTTCAAGGAACTGCAATCCAAGGTCAGGCAGGTAATGCACAAGGTTTAATTGGATCTACTGGTATTCAAGGATCTAGAGGTCTTCTTGGCATTCAGGGACAAGCAGGTAACGCTCAAGGAACTACTGGTTCTACTGGTATTCAAGGATTCAAAGGAAGTACTGGTTCTCAAGGAACTTCAATTCAAGGTCAAGCAGGTAATGCCCAAGGCACTACAGGTAGTTCTGGTGTTCAAGGATCTAGAGGTAGTCAAGGTCTTGCAATTCAAGGTCAAGCAGGTAATGCTCAAGGTTTAACTGGATCTACTGGTATTCAAGGATCTAGAGGTCTTCAGGGCACTGCAATTCAAGGTCAAGCAGGTAATGCCCAAGGCACTACAGGTAGTTCTGGTGTTCAAGGTTTGAAAGGAAGTTCTGGATCTCAAGGAACTTCAATTCAAGGTCAAGCTGGTAACGCACAAGGAACTACAGGCAGTTCTGGTGCTCAGGGAACTAAAGGTAGTCAAGGTCTTGCTATTCAAGGACAAGCGGGTAATGCACAGGGAACGTCCGGTACTTCTGGTTCCCAAGGATTTACAGGTTTACAAGGAACAAGAGGTCTTGCGATCCAAGGACAAGCAGGTAATGCTCAGGGAACACAAGGTAATAGTGGTGGTACGGGTGTTCAAGGACAATCAGGTTCTGGTGGTTCTCAAGGTCAAGCAGGTAATGCCCAAGGTGCTTCTGGTAGCTTAGGTACTCAAGGTCCAACTGGAACACATGTTACTGTAAAAGAGTTTGCTGTAACTGTTGCCAATAGTGGTGGAAACAAATTCTTCCTTGATAGTGCTCATCAAACTATTCATCTCTTAAGAGGTCAGAAATACGTCTTTAATCAATCACATAGCACCAATAATAATCATCCACTTAGATTCTCTACTACTCAGAATGGAACTCATGGTGGTGGAAGTCAATATACTTCTGGTGTCACAGTCGTTGGAACTCCAGGACAAAGTGGCGCACAAGTTGAATTTATTGTCCCAGTAGATGCACCAAGCACTCTTTATTATTACTGCACCCAGCACTCAGGAATGGGTGGCAATCAATACATTATTGTTAAGACTCTTCTTGGTAATCAACTGCAAGGTGCTACAGGTTCTCAGGGTGCAACTGCTGCCCAGGGTGCAGCAGGTAATGCACAAGGTCTTCAGGGTGCTGCTGGTCTTGGTGGTCAAGGTGTTCAAGGAACACTTGGAACAAGTGGTTCTCAAGGTCAAGCCGGTAATGCACAAGGAACAACAGGTTCTCAAGGAACATCAATCCAAGGACAAACTGGTGCTGGAACACAGGGTCAGGCAGGTAATGCACAAGGTCTTCAAGGACCTTCAGGTGTTCAGGGGCTTAAGGGTTCTGCTTCATTAAATGGTAACATTTGGAATTACTCAACATCTAATAGTTTTACTGCTTCAACTGGAAACGTACAATTTGTGAACGCCAATAACTATACCACGGGTACATTTTCATTCATTATTAGTAACACTGACTCGAATGGAAATACAGTAACCCACAATTCCGGTATCACAAATGGTCAACTAGTTATCAGTCACTCACTTGGATATGATAGATTCCATTTAATTAGCACTGGTAATGCTACTGGTGGAAGAAGATATAATGTTCGCTATTACGCTGGATATCATATAGATAATAGTTACTCAACCTCCCAATCTTGGGTATGGGCAAATGGCGACGATCTTGGAATCACAATTATGGGTGGTACTCAAGGTCTTCAAGGACTTACAGGTGTTGGTCTTCAAGGTGAGACAGGTTCTCAAGGTACTGACGCATCTGATATTGCTGCACAAGGAACTGTTGGACCACAAGGTTTAGATGGAACGCAAGGTGGATTTGGAAATACTGGTTTCCAAGGAGCAATTGGTTCTGGTTTCCAAGGAGCAACTGGTACAACTGGAAATACTGGTGCCCCTGGTCTTGCAGGTTCTCAGGGTGCTCAAGGTGCTGATGCATCTGATATTGCTGCACAGGGTGTTCAAGGTGTAGCAGGACAAGGTGGTGGTGGTGGCGGAGGAACCAGTTTGGCACTTACAGTTGCACTTGCTGCTGCATTGTAATCCGATAAATAATAAAAAATTGTGTTCTGGTTTTTATAAATGGCAAAGAAACTTGTTTATAATTACGAATTTGATGCTTCCGCACAGACTATCAAGATTGGTGGTAACTATTCTGTAAGAAAATTAATTCTTATCACCAATACAACTGATGGTGTAATCATTTATAATTTCGCAGATCCATCGGCTGGTGCTACTGTATATTATGATACTTTTACAGATAAAACCACCATTACGTTGGAGTATAATACTACCGCAATGAGCGATAGTGATGAACTCCAAATTCTTGCTGATGATGGTGGTGATACAAAAATTGATGCCGGTGAATCATTAATTGATCCAGTTCACAAATTCAGAGTATCAAATCCCCAGAACCTAATTGATACTGATTTTGAGTATGGACTACAACCAACAAAATGGGAAACAATTGAGTTAGTAGATAATATTCCTTCAGTGTATACACGGGGATCTGGTGTATCTATTGGCGATATTAGAGAAATTAATACTGTTCAGAACAGTGATGTAGTCACCGTTAAGACTCAGATTGCTCATGACTTGGGTATAGGTGATCCTATTGAAGTTCAAGGTGCATCATCAAGAACGGCAAATGGCAAATATGTTGTAGTTGCTACACCACAAAATACAGAGTTTCTTTATAGAGCATCTGCAATTCAATCTGCAACCGGAAATGTAAAGACAGCATATGCAACTGTCATTCCAGGTTCATTCTTTTCTGGATCTGATATTGTATTCAACCCAGAAGAAGGAATTGCAACCGATAATGCCTCAAATTCAAATTTGAGTATTAAAACTGATTATAAACATGGACTTAGTGCTAACACTAGTGTTTATATTAGAAACACTGTAGGTAAAAAAGAATTTACGATATCAAATACAACGGCAACTCAGGCTGATGGATATGCTGGCATTCAAACTGTTGGAGTAGGTGATACTCAAAGTCCAAACTCTATTTACATAGAAAATCACAATTTATACTCAGGACAAAGATTAACAGTTTATGCAGAGTCTGGTGGAGCATTACCAAGTACACCCACAGGAACTGTTGTACCACAAGATGATAAAACAATTAATATTGTTTATGAAGGTGTTAAATCAGCAGTTACAACAATTCACTCAGCATTAACAGCTGCTGGTCGAGATGGTGTCTTAATAACCACCAACACTACTAATCAATACGCATTATATAGTAACACATATAGACAACAATTCACTTTTCATGGTGCTACTCACTATCAGTACATCAGATATGGTCAATATGATTATCAAAGATATGCATATTGGAATGTTCAAACTGGAGGTGGTAGTTATCAAGGTCGATATCGTGGTAGTTTGAGTGGAAGATTTAATCCTTTAGTGACGAGAGATAATCTTCTTACTGGCGAAGCTGTAAACTTAAGTGGAACTTTTACCAATGTTGGTGGGCAGGGTAAGTCATCACTTGCGGGCACAAATTTTTGGTGGTCACAGAATACTCCATACACAGCAGGTGCTGCTGAACCATTTATTATTAAGGTGGATCAATATTTACCACAAGAAGCTAGAGAAACTCCTACCCAAGATATTAAAAGACTTCAAAGAGTAGATAATAGGTATTATTATAATCATGCAGCTAGATCATATCCATATTCTTATAGAGATTATTACAACAGCCAGTCCAGTTTCCTTAGTGCCGGTGGCGGATGGGAATATAGTTATAACGTTTCTCAATACGATTATTACACCACCAGCTATACTTGCTATGCTAACTATCAGATTAACTTAAGGAATAGTCAATGGGATGCTTTATACACTGCTGGACAACCAAATACTATTTCTTGGCAAAATCGTGGAACTTTTGCAAGTTCAAGATACCTGACTTTCCCCGATCAAGGTGCAAACAACGCACATTGGGAAATAGAAGTCTTAATACCATATGACTTGCAATATTCTCTTTGGGTAAGCGCTCCGTCCGGCAATGTTTATACACACGCACAAGTTGTGCAAAATATTGTTAATGCAGTAATTGTTAATCTGAATAATGCCGTGTGGCAAAATCCGGTAGGTGTCAATACAGTAAGAGCGATTAGTTTAGATAATAATCGAATAGGATTAAGAGATGGCATCGCTGGAGGACAACTTAAATTTGTAAATGCTGGAACTGCACCTATAAAAATAGAAACAGATCAAGTTGCGGGAGTTGTTGATAATTATTATAATGTTACTTCAGTTGGTGCTACATCTTTATCCATATCTGCTGGAACACAAATTCCACCCAGAACTTTAGAATTTACCAATAGTGATGTTATTTTATATGAATCATTATATTACCTAAAAATTACAGGCGGTCATGGTCTTCAAAATGGACAAAAAGTAACCTTTAATCTTACGAATGGTGCTGCAGTTCCTGGACTCAACAACGCTCAGGTATATTATGCAATTGTTATTGATGATGTTCATATTCAGATGGCATCGACATATACCAATGCCATTGGTGGAAGTAATGAAATTACTGGCGTTCCATCAGGTGCTGGTAGTTATAATCTTCAAGTATTTTCAATTAATGGAAGAGTTGCTGCACCAGGATTAGTTAGTATTGCGGAGGGTAGTTCCGTCGTCAGTGGATCTGATACAAGATTTACATCAACATATAAAATTGGTGATAGTTTTAATGTTGTTTCCATTGGAACTGCTGTTAATAATTATGAGTCTAGACTAATTACATCAATTGTAGGTGATACTACACTTGCTCTTGATAGTGCTGTTGGTACAGCATTTACTTCGGTAAATCACTATGTAGATACATCAGTCAATGTCCGTGCAGATGGCACTTTCTTACATAGACCATTCGATGGTGGTGTAGAAATTACCGCAGGAAAATCACCAGATTCTACCATTGTTCGTCAAACCAGAAAGTATTTCCGTTATCAGTCAGGTAAGGGTATTCAGATCTCGATGGCGATTAACTTTAACCCAGCAAGACCTATTCAACTTGCAACAGGTAGTGGTTCTGCCATAACAATGACAACTGAATATCCACACGGTCTTTCCGCTGGTGATACTGTATTGATTACAGGTGCTGAAGAAATATCACAACATACACCATCTGGAGCATCTTATGATCCAGTCACTGGCATGTTTACAATCACGCAAAATGGACATGGATTCCAAGTAGGCGAAGAAGTGTTCTTTACTGAAGGTTCATTCACTCTTAGGTGTGCATTGAACTCTTATGGAGATGATCACCCATATCCAAGATCTACTGACCCTGCCGGTGGTGGAGCAAGACTGCCAATTATATCCAAAACAACTAATACTTATGTTGTTGATGTTGGAACTTCTACAAATACTTCCGCACACAATGTTACTGCCATTGCTACAAATGCAGTAAGTCATGTAGATACATCTAATGGATATAATGGATCCTACAAAGTCACTTCAGCAACTGACTTTACATTCAATTATACTGGTGGTGCTTCTGTAACTCAATCTCCGCCAAGTGGATTTATTGATTATGTTATTTCTGGTTACAAAAATGCTGCAATTCGTGCAGGATTATTTGATTTCCAAAATGGATTCTTCTTTGAATATGATGGAAAAGATCTTTTCTGTGTAAGAAGATCTTCTGTTGCACAGTTAGCAGGAACAGTTACGGTCGAAAATAATTCAAATACCATCACTGGGTTAAATACAAGATTTGTAGATCAATTGAAGAATGAAGATAGACTTGTTATTCGTGGTCAAACATACAAGGTGACAAGTATTGAATCTAACACATTAATACACATGCAACCTTCTTATAGGGGAACATCTAATGCTGGTGTCATTGTTACTAAGACAGTTGACACCAGAGTGAAGCAATCCAATTGGAATATTGATAAAGCAGATGGATCTGGTCCCTCTGGATATGTCTTAGATATCAATAAGATTCAGATGGCATACATGGATTACTCCTGGTATGGTGCAGGTAAGATTCGCTTTGGATTTAAAGACACCTATGGTCACGTTAAATATACTCACGAATTTATTCATAACAATAAATTGAATGAAGCATATATGAGATCTGGTAACGTTCCTGCAAGATATGAAGTTCTAAACAAAGGTATCCCAACCTATGTTCCTTCCCTATTCCACTGGGGTACTTCTGTTATTATGGATGGTGGATTTGATGATGATGATAGTTACCTTTTCACTGCATCAGGAAAAACACTAACCTTTACCAACGGTGACGCAGATACTGCTGATACAAATAATAATTCTTCTTTATATTCTCAAAGAATTGGATGGAGATATTACAATTATTATGTAAGATTGCCATTTGCATCTAGTGACGCATCTAAGTTCCAAACTGGTGTTCCTCTATACACTGAGGATGGATCATTGAATGGTGAGGCAGTTGCATTTACTGGATATAGTGGAAGTAGCTTCTTTGTCTACATTTTAATAAGCACTGGTTATTCTGCACCGGGGGCATATCCCAGTGTTTCTGGTGGAACCACTGTAAACATTGGTGCCCCAACAGTGGGTGCTTCTGGTGTTGATCTTACTTCAAGAATTCCGTTAATTAGTATTCGCCTTGCACCTTCTGCTGATAATAATTTGATCGGTGAGTTGGGAGAAAGAGATATTATCAACCGAATGCAATTAAAGATGCAAGAACTTGGTATTTCAGTTTCTCATGATGCTAACATCAGTGTTGTATTGAATGGTTCTCTGAGTAATTTGGCTTATGACAATGTAGGAACGCCTTCACTTTCACAGTATATTGCACATGATGCCGGAGATACAATTGAAGAAGGAACTTTGATCTATCAATTCCGAGCATCAGGTGGTTCTGAAGATGCAAACGGAAGACGCTTGACGGCTTCAAACGCATTTGATCTTAGCACCTTGACTGATTTAGGTAACTCAATTCTTGGTGGTGATGGTGTATTCCCGAATGGTCCTGATATTATTACAATTGCTGCTTCCGTTATTAACACGGCACAAATCGATAAAACGTCAGCATTCCAGGTTGCATCTAGAATCTCTTGGGCAGAATCGCAGGCATAAAACGGACCTACATACATTATGATTGATTGATTTATATGAGAAATTTTGCGAATTTTTGTCTTAATAATGGAGGAATAATAAAACCATTAATCATACCCGCCCAGTCAACCAATGGAACTGGGCTTTTTAATCCAACAATATATGTTGATGGAGATAAAATTTTAGTCAACATTCGTCATTGTCAATATACGTTATATCATTCAGAATTACAAAATTATGAACATCATTGGGGTCCGCTATTATATCTAAATCCTGAAAACGATGTTACATTAAGGACTACAAATTTCTTTTGTAATATTTCAGAAGATTTAGATATAGAAAAAATATTCAAAGTAGATACATCAGAACATGATGTCGAACCAATATGGACATTTATTGGTTTGGAGGATGCCAGAATTATAAAATGGCATGGTAAGTTATATCTGTCAGGAGTCCGTAGAGATACAACTACGGATGGTCAGGGTAGAATGGAATTATCTGAACTTATGTTTGGTGAAGATTTTGTAAAAGAAGTCAGTAGGCATAGAATACCTGCCCCTAATGGAGATGATTCATATTGCGAGAAGAATTGGATGCCAATTATTGATCAACCTTTTCACTATGTAAAATGGTCTAATCCAGTTGAGGTTGTGAAATATGATATAAATGAAAAAACTTGTGAGACCATTGCTCTTAAAGATTTTGACCAAACACTTGGATATGCTCTTCGTGGTGGATCACAGGTCATTCCATATAAAGATGGATATCTAGCACTACATCATATTACTGATTTATTTTTTAGTGATGCTGGAAGAAAAAATGCCACTTATAGACACCAATTCACTTATTGGGATAAAGATTGGAATGTCATAAAAAGATCAAAGGTATTTGACTTTATGGATGGTCATATTGAATTTTCATGCGGTATGGCAAAACATAATAATGATTACTTAATCACATTTGGTTTTCAAGATAATGCTGCATACATTGCAAAAATTTCAGATAGTGCTTTGGAGGAATTTATAAATGAATGATCTTCTTTATGAATACATTAGAGATCCATCTAATCCAGAAAAGTGTTTTAATCTAGCAGTAGCATATTACAAAGAAGGACAAACTGCAGCTGCAACATCATTCTTTGTAAGAGCAGCAGATAGATCTGGTGATGACTTAGATCTTGCATATGAATGTTTACTTCATGTTGGTTCTTGTTTTGATCAACAAGGAAACCGATTAGAACATGTGAAAGGTTGCTATAAACATGCATTATCACTCCTACCTAAGAGACCTGAGGCTTATTATCTTCTAGCAAATTTTCAGAATTGGAATAGTGTATTTGATGACTCATATCAACTATGCAAACAAGCACTTACAGTATGTAATTTTGATAATCCAGCATTCAGAATGCCCACAAAGTATCCTGGAAAATGGGGATTGATTTATGAAAAAGTAGCAGGTGCATGGAATTGGGGTAAGGTAGAAGAATATAGAAGTGGATTAAAATATCTTTATGAAAATCACCTTAATAATATGAATGATTTTCATCGAGATGAAATTATAAAAAACTGCGAAAAACATAATATTGAGTTAGATTATAACGTGAACTCAGATTACATTAAACATGATATTGTTTTACAAGGTCCTATTGATGGTATTACTGAATCTGTAGTAAGAGATTATTTACAATTACCATTTGTCAATAATATTATTGTATCAACTTGGAAAGGAGAAAACTTTTACTATGAAAATTCTAGAGTAAAGGTTATCTACAATCAAAAACCGCTTATAACATCTGGAACATGCAATAAAAACTTGCAGATAGTAAGTTCTTTGGGTGGCATCAAAGAATGTGATACTGAATTTAGTATCAAGATGAGAACAGATCAAAAATATACCAATGAGACAATGATGTTGTTTTATGATTTTTTCATAAAGAACAATGGTCCAATTTCTGGTAAATTATTTGTTGCAGCGACATATCCACATTTATTATTTCATCCAAGAGATCATGTCTTCTGGGGTAAGACTTCAAACTTGTTGATGATGTTTGACATTCCACTTGAATATAATAGTCTATCAGACAAAGTACAACTTGGTAAATATGAACTTGCACAATATTATGATCATTTTGTAAGACCAGAAACATATCTTGGAACACATTATCTTAGTAAGTTTGATGATAGATTAAAGATGTTCTTGATCTATCCAGAGAAACATTTGTATGATAACTGTGAACATTGGGCAGAAAGTCATGCGCTTAGTAATGAATTGATGCCAAAGTATTTTGAATTCTTCCCAGTGGAGAATACAAAGTTATATTGGCCAAAAAGAATTGATGGTGATGGTGAATTCAAGCAGAAAGAAATGAATGCTTACATTCACGAAAGTTGGCATGAAGATGAACCATATAAGAAAGAAGAACAGTTTTATGATTTTAATGAAAATCCACAAAAAACGGTATGGGTTGTAGATAATTTTTATAAAAATCCAGATCAAGTCCGTGAATATGCATTAACAAGAGAGTTTGAGATTGGTGGTATTGGTCGTGGATACATTGGTAATAGAACTCATGAGCAATTTCTGTTCCCAGGAATGAAAGAAAGATTTGAAGAAATCATGGGTAAAAAAATTACTAAATGGGAAGAACATGGGATGAATGGTAGATTCCAATACTGTTGGGGAGGTCAACCACAAGTGTGGCATTGTGATTCTCAACAATGGGGAGGAATGTTATATCTTACACCAGATGCACCATATAGTTGTGGTACATCATTGTATGCACATAAGAAAACTAGAGCAAGAAGTTATTATCAACCAGGACATGATGCTGACTGGGGAGATGTTCCTGAAATGCTTGCCAGTCCACATTTAGATGGAACACATTTTGAACCTGTTGATGTTATGGGTAATGTTTATAATCGTCTTGTTATATTTGATGCAAGTTGTGTTCACTCATCATCAGGATATTTTGGATATCTAAAGAAAAACTGTAGATTATGGCAGATGTTCTTCTTTGATACTTGATAAATAACTAAAAATGTATTCATAAAATGTCTAGAGTTAGGGCAGATAGATTTTCGGATAGGGAAGGATCTGGGGCACCAAGATTTGATGCTGGTATCGTTGTTGCTGGAGTATCAACTTTTTCTGGAAATGTTTCTATCGCAGGAACTTTAACTTATGATGATGTAACTAACATTGATTCTGTAGGTCTTATTACCGCAAGAAGTGGTATTATTGCTACGGGTATTGTTACTGCAACATCATTTCATGGCGATGGTTCTGCACTATCTGGAACAGGAATTGCTGGAGTCAGCACCACTGGACATACTACATTAAATACACTTGTCAGTGCTGGTTCAACCTTCAAAGGTGATGTTTATTTTGCTACTGCTGGAACACCACAATCTCATGGATCACTCCTGAAACAATCTTCCGCATTGGTTGCAAGTGCTACTTCAGGAAATTTAAATATTGATCTAAAGAATGGGAATGTTCTTCTTTATAATTCAACAAGTAATGCTAACAGTGCATTCTCTATTAACTTTAGATATGATGGCACTACCGCACTATCAACTCAAACAATTAATGGCGATGTAATCACCGCAACTGTAATATGGTGTTCAACTGGATCTTCATCTTACATAAATGTTGTTAATATTGATGGTGTAACACAAACTGTAAATTGGGTTGGTGGTTCTGCGCCAAGTGATGGTTCGGGTAGCAATAAATTTGATATTTACACTTTTACAATGTTTGATACTGGTGCTGGTTGGACCGTTTTTGGCAATCAAACAAAATGTTGATAGGAGGGAAGTATGAATAACTTTTATGAAAATTGGAAAAAAGAAAGACCAATTCTTGGATTAACTGCCGGTGTGGGTGGTGGAGGTGTAGGTAATTTTAATCAAGGTAGTGGTGGTGGTGCATCAACAAACGATCCATTTGTATGCACGGGCGGCACGATAAATACTGCTCCTGTTGATGGGGTTCAATATAAATTTCATAAGTTTTTCAATACGGGTTCTGCTACTTTTACTGTACAAGGTCCACATGGATCACCAGGTCTCACTAATCCACCAGCTGGTGGTTACTTTGAAATCTTCATGGTCGGTGGAGGAGGTGGCGGTGCAGTTCTTGGTGGTGGAGGAGGTGGCGGTGCTGTAACAATGTATCGTTTTCCTGATGGTATGAAACCAGGATCATATACAGTTTATGTTGGCGATGGTGCTAACGGATATGTAGGATGGACTCACTCTACTGCAAGTGATGCTGAACCATCATATTTTCAACATACAACATCTCAACCAGGACCTACCGGCAGGATAGAAGCAATTGGTGGTGGAACTGGAATGGCTTATAGTCATCCAGGTACGGGAAGCTTAAATCAGGGAGTAGCTAATGGTGGTGGAAGATCATATCCTGCACCCGCCAGTGCCAGTTTCTGGACTCATCAAGCACCAACACCTTCAGTTACAGTGCCTTTAGGTGGTGTAAATATGCCTATAACCAGGGAAAATAATTACAGTGGTTATAGTGGAGGAACTGGATCACCAGGTTGTTGTCCATGTAGAGGTGGAGGTGGAGGTGGTGCTGGAAATAGTGGATTTAATGCAGGAACTCCTACTGGTGGGTATATCGCTGGTGCTAATGGTGGCATTGGTAGACAATTTAATTTTGATGGGAATAATTATTACTGGGCAGCGGGGGGTGGTGCTGATGCATACTGCAACACCAGCACACAACCTCAACCTGGAAATTATTACAGTAATGGTGGCCTTGGCGGTGGAGGCGGTGCTGCCAGTAATCAGGCTTTTCCATCATCTTATTGTTCAGGTGGAACAGGTACAATAAATAGTGGACAACCTGCAGGTCATGGTCAGTCAGGAAATCGCCCTGGTGGAAATGCTGGAGCGAACACAGGTTCTGGTGGCGGTGCCGGTATGCATGGTAGTGGAAGTACCGCCGTTATTGGTGGTAAAGGTGGAAGTGGTATTATAATGATAAGATATAGAGCTTAGGATATAACATGCAAACAAAATTACATTTAAGTTTTGATACCGAAACTAAAGAAATACAATTTTCTACTGAAGTCACTGATACTTTGTATCAGGGAGGACAAGCAATAATTGATTTTAGAATTTTGGGTAGAGATGCAATGGTTCCAATTGAACGATTGGTATTTGGATATAGTATTTACGATGTGAAATATCCAGAACAATCAGATGAACTTGTGATTGAAGAAATATTCCCTAAAGGTAATGACGTATATGTCGCTACCGATCAAAAACCATTAGCATTCAGGAATATTATTTTTACTCCGACTTACAATTACAGAATAGATAACTGGTATAATTATAATCAAAACATATACAAAAAGTCTTTTAGTTTTACAGTAGGAAAAACTGTACAACCATATGAATCTTGGTCATGGAATACTGAAAACTTATCTTGGGAGGCACCAATTCCTATGCCAACTGACACAGCATCACAACCACAATGGGTTGAACAATTAGGATATTGGGTTGTTCCGGATAGTGGTCCTGATGTTGAGGAAGGTGCTCCAGATTATGAGATTTCTTGAGCAAAAAGATGCACAGAAAAGATTTGATATATGCAAACAATGCAAACATTATCTACCACAAAGTTTTCATAGATGTGATGTCTGTGGTTGTTTCTTAAAGGTTAAGTGTAAAGTTAGTGCATTTCACTGTCCTTTAGATAAATGGTAGTTGATATTTTATTGATAAATATCTAAAAAGCATTTGAAAAATGTCTAGAGTCAGAACAGATACAATTGTTAGTAGTGATACTACAACGTCAGTAGATTTTCCAAATGGATTATCTTCCGCTGGTATTACAGTGAATGGTTCAATTGTTAAAACTGGTGGTACATCATTACAATACTTGATGGCTGATGGTTCTGTTTCCACTGCTGGCGTTGGTATCAATGAAGATCGTGGATCATTTAATGAACTTGATGCAGCATTGTTTTCTTGATATAAATAATTTTAAAAGTATATACCAATGGGACTTCAAAGAACTAAACTATTAGATGTCAAAAATATTACTGGACTTACTTCACCAGTCGGTATTTTTACTGCAGGCAATACTGTAACTGCTGCTGGTGTTGCTGGAACCACTTATGTTCGTAGTATAGTAACTCACAATTCAAGTGGCATCAACACTGCTGGATGTTCCATATACATTGCTCCAAACGGAGTCACTGCTTCTTCTGCAAGTGCAGATCATAGAGTATCAAGAGTTGATATAAACCCAAACGAAACATATTTCTTTGAATATAATTATCCATTAGTTTTGACTTCTGGAGATCAGATTGCTGTAGACGTAGTTCATCCATCTGCATCGTCTGCTGGTGGAATCGCAACAGGAACACAGATGAATATTCAAATTATTGGTGATACTGACATTTAATGGAGTAAAAAATGCACAGATCTAGTTCACAGTATCCAAGATCAAGAGGGGAAAAAACTGTAGTTGAGGGAAAAACCATCCCTTATGTATCATCTAAAAGTGTTTTTGGTGCTCCATCAGCAGTACCTGGTGCCGATAGTCAGGGGTTTGCGGGTGAAAGATTATTCCATGCTACTGCATGGAATACGCAATCTCCATGGACTTGGACTGTTCCAAATGCACATGACATTGACTACATTTCAGTAGTTTGTGTCGGTGGTGGTGGTTCTGGGGAACAGGCGCATGATGGTGCAAGTGGTTCTGGAGGAGGATTATCATATAAAAATAACATACCTGTTTCCCCAGGAGATACTGTCGCGATTTATGTTGGTGGTGGTGGATCTAACCCAAATAATTATCCTAATTCTACTGCATATCCTGGTTATCCATCATATATTAGGGTAGGTGGCGTAACTTATGCCACTGCTACTGGTGGTGGTGGTGGATATCCAGCACCAGGACCTTCTGCATGGAATATTCCTCAAGGGCAAGGTGGTCCTGGTGGTGGAGGTAATACAACTGGCGGTGGAAACGCTGGCAGTGGTTCTCACTCAAACACTGGCACTAGAATGGGTGGCGGTGGTGCTGGTGGATATTCTGGAACTGGTGGTCATGCTGGACCCTCTAATGGTTATAATGTCCCAGGTCATCCTTCTGCACCTGGTAGCAATCCCTCTCCTGTTGCTGGACAATCTGGTGCCGGTGGCGCCGGTGGTGGTGGACAAAGCTTCAATGGTGGTGAAGGTGGTGGCGGTGGCGGTGGCGTAGGACTATATGGCGAAGGAACTTCTGGGGGTGTAACTAACGCACCAGGGGCACATCAACCCCATTGGTATTCTATATGGGGGCAAGGTGGATCAACAGCACATAATACTGGATTAAACGGTTATTCTTCTCGTCCCACATCTACACCTATTGCAAATATTCCTTCAACATTTAGTGGTCCTGGTCCCGCCCCTGGTCACTGGGGTGCTCAACCGCCAACTGGACCAGTTTACCCTATGATTGTTAATAACAATCCATCATATCCTCAATTTGCTGGTGATGGTGGTTTTTGTGGTGGTGGTGGTGCTGGAGGTCATTCAAATTCTAATGCTGGTCGAGGTGGGCATGGTGCTGTAAGAATTGTATATGGATATGTTGGTCCAGGTACAGCAGTTCCAGCCAATAAAAGAGAATTCCCAACTCAATATGTTGACAAAAGTGATCAATATGCAGCCCCATTGGGTGGAACAGTTAGTCCATCCAATATAACTATAGAGACGGACGGACAGCAACTAATGTATTGATATTTGTGCCGTTTTAACAAGTGTCCACTAACCCTGCAGGATCACCCTGTGGGGTTTTACTATAGGTGGACAGACACGCAGGGGGAATGACTGCCACACAAAAACTGATTTTCATTGCTTCGTTCTTCTGGTTGATGAACTGGGGGACCCGTGTAACTTCGCTTGCTATCAATGCTCTTACTTGAATACTCTGGATCAAAGTATAGCAAAAGACGCTGTGAAAGTATAGTCAACTGGTTCGTTGAAAAGTATCTACCACGTCACAAACTTGAGATTGTAGTACATCATCGTGGTTTAATTCGTGAACGTGTATTGGGATGGTGTACGGTAATGGATTGTGATTGGCGTCCAAGATCTTTTGAAATTGAACTACACAATCGTATGAATGTTGATGACTATACTAGCACACTTCTACATGAACTGTGGCACGTTTATCAACACGTCAAGGGTGATCTTAAGGACAAAGGTTCTAATCGCTACTGGAAGGGCATAGATCACTCTGATACGGACTATTCCGACCAACCATGGGAATTGGAAGCAAGAGAAATGGAACGAAAGTTACTTCATTCTTATTTGGGTCTTGGTCCTAAATCCCATGGAAAAGGAACACCATTTCCTAATCGCTTGACAGCATCTTAAAACCCCTGTAGAATACCTTTGCTAGGGTTGATAAGAAAACTCTTAAATACTAAAGTAATCATGAGCAACACTAAGACCAAAACTGAATTCATTTGCGTTCGTCCTATGTCTAAGAAAGCAAAGAATAGATTTGCTAATCTTATGCACGGGTTACATTCATGTCGTGTTGAGCAACGTAAAGATGGTCGGGTGTTTCTAGCATCCATCAATGGTAATTATCATTTCTGGATGAGTGAAGCTTCAGACGATCATTGGGAAAGGATTTAATGCTAGAACTTCTGTTAAGCACTGAATTAAGTTGTAACGATGCCCGTGATATAATTTCACGTATTCAAAAACGAAAAGATATATTTAATCTTGAACAAAGGATTGAACTTATCGAAACTGTTAAAGATTCTACAAAAGGATGTAATTTTCATGCACGACCAAAACACAATTAATGACAATGAAAGTAAACAAGACAAATGGAATCGAGGGTTGGATCTATTTGTAGAGTCAGTTCTTAAACCAGATCCATCTTTGCGACAGTGTGCTCACAATCAACGTTGTTATCATGAACTGATGGATGTACGACAAGATGTGCTAAAATATCTTAACAGTTTGCGCTGGCATTAAGAATGAAGTTAGATAATTTTCCTCCTGTTTATTACATTACACTTGAAGATTCTAAACTAAGACAGGAGGTAATGGAAAATCAGTTAGAGTCTTTTGGTGTAAAGGATTACACCAAATTTATTGCATTTGATGGTAGAAACGTAGATTTTTGTGAAACAGTAGATATTAGACATCGTTTTGATCACTTTCATGGGCAATTTGATTCTGGTGTGATTGCTACGATGCTTTCGCATATGTATGCTATTAAGTATTGGTTGCAAACATCTGATAGTCCTACTGCTGTATTTTTTGAAGATGACATGAATTTGAATACGTGTCATTTTTGGAATTTCACATGGGATGATATCATGGAAAAGGTTAATGAGAAGGAACCTGGATGGCAAGTCATTCAACTATCTCTAATCAAAACTGATGATGCCGAAATTGCTTTAGATGAGAAGGATCTTCGCTTTCGTAGAAGAACATGGTATAATTGGTCTGCGGGAGCATATATGATGACCCGTGGATATGCAGAAAGATTAGTCGCTAATCATATTCCGGAAGAAAATGTATTAAATACAGATCTTCTTGACCATAGTGAGGTTTTTCCTTGCATTGAGAATATGTTATATGTTGGTGCAAGACCGTTTGAATACACAATACCTTTGTTTGTTGAAAATATAAACTTTAAGTCAACTTTTTATCCTAAATTCATAGAAGAAGACCGAAAGAATGGTCAAATTCATAGTTCTGATTTTGTGTATAATTGGTGGAAAAAGAATGGTCCAAACTTAGACTTTGATTGGTTTATGCGATTCAAAAATGCAAGGTATTGGGAAACAAATGAAGATTGACGACAACATACATAACTTTAATTGACATGGAACTGATTAGACCCAATGATCCTCGATATTTTGAGCAATCATCTTATGATGATTATGATCGACATCATTACCGTGTGGTATCAAAAAATGGTGAATCTATAGTCGTGGAAGATTACATGATGGCAAGGGAGATATGGTGGAACAAAAAGATGTTCCTTTCTCATATTGAAGTGCTAGATAAGAAAAAGAAATCAAAAGGTTTCAAATGAATTTCACATCCCAGGAACTTAAGTATCTTAATTATGTTTTATCTTGTGCCACTAATTATACTATTGCTAGAGGTGAGCAAATCGATTTTCCAGGGGTAAAACATAAGAAACTAAAAGAAAAAATAGAGATGTTATGTCATCGAATGTATCAATGAGGTCATGCTATGTACGAAGAATTAAATTGTTTTGAAGAAGCACTGAAGCACTTTGGCACCCGTGTTGAAGTTGTCTGTGCCATGGAACTTGGAGGCAGAATCAATGCTGAGGATGCTTATCAAATGATCAAGGAAGAACTTAAAGCCTTGAAAAAAGTAAGAAAGAAATCTAAAAATGATCCTGATTATGGATTTGAATATACACCTATTCCAGATGTGGTATAATAAAAGAAAAAAGATATGACTCTAGAATTTCACAATGTTGATTGCATCACCTTCATGGAAGGATTGGAAGATAATAGTGTCACAATGACATTGACTGATATTCCATATGATGTTGTTAACAATTATGAATGCGGTATTCGTGAGTACAATAAAGGTAAGGCAGATGTTTTAACATTTGATTTGCAATCTTTTATTGATGAAACTATTCGTGTCACATCTGGTAGCATCTATGTGTTCTGTTCTACAGAACAAGTAAGTCAACTTCGCAGTGAATATGCAAAGGCAGGACTTTCTACACGTTTGTGTATTTGGGAGAAGACTAATCCTGCACCAGTTCATGGTGATAAGTTTTGGTTGTCTTCGTTAGAATGTTGTGTCTTTGCAAGAAAATCAAAAGCAACATTCAATGAACATTGTTCTTCTTCCGTTTGGCGTGAATCAATCGAAAAGTCAGTAAAGCATCATCCAACACCCAAACCGATCAAGTTGCTTGCTAGAATTATTAAAGCGTCTACAAATCCTGGTGATACAGTTCTTGACCCTTGCATGGGTTCTGGTACAACTGCAATGGCATGTAAAGGAACAAAAAGAAATTTCATCGGGTGTGATTTGGACGAAAAGTATGCTACACTGGCAGAGTCCTGGGTCACTGGGATGGGAGAAGAAAAAATAGAACAGACATGGAATGGAGTTGCTGATGGCAATTCACCTGGACCACTTGAATCACTTTTTTAATCATGCGTACTTCTTCTTACACTGAACGCCGAGTTAAACACTCCGAAAACTATGTTCGTTCCAACTTACGGGAGGACATCACACCAATCAAGAACAATGTTGTGAACCATCTGGATGTAGACATCATCACAGATCTAGGCACCGTTGATGTTCAATATACAAGCAGTGACTCACTTTTCGTAGATTTTATCTCCGTATTGAATCACACTGAATCTTGTGTTCTTCCTGGTGGTAAAAGAGATCATCCAAAATTCTGGAAACAAGTGAACCAGATGAATAAGGATCTAAAAGTATTCCAAAATATGGGATATAATTTATCTGAAATCCTTGAATGTTTGGGTGAATACGCTGCCAAAGGTATCAAACCTGGCAAGATTATGAATGAAAGATATGATTATGTTGCATATGTAAAATATGTTGGAAAGAGTATGGTTGTTGAATGGGTGCGTATTCTTGATCTAAATTATCTTCGTTCTCTTCCTGCTAATCGGTTACAAGCAGTTGCATTTAATCTTAAGGACAAATGGAACTCTTTGAATGATTTTCATCATAGTGCATATGTGAAATTCCGGGAATCAGATCTTGAAAAAGCAGATGTTACTCACAAGTTTATTCGATGAAGTTTCAATCTACCAATAGTTCTATTCTTGAACCCAAATCAGTAGAAACGGGATTCACTGTGGGAAAATACTCTGACCCACTCATGTATGCTGCCATTCCTATGGGCGACAGTGATACAAAACTAATGATCATTCATCAAGGTAAACAACTTAAAATTTGTCGTAATCGTAAATCTGCAATGAACTTTATTGCAAAACACAGTAAGGGTAAATCAGTCGCTAAACTTCCTATTTGATATGCTTAATCAATTCACTGTCATTTTGAATCAAGACGGAACCTTTAACATTATGGTTGAAGGTAATCTTGTGCAAACAAATCTTCCAGCATCTGAGTTATCTCAAGTTGCTATGGAGTTTAGGGAAAGTGTTACCGACATGATGTTTGCATTAGATAAACCAGAAGTGCAGTCTTAAAAGTTACTCACCTCTAAAGTGTCCTCATAGTGTAAGCACACAACCAGCATGGCAACACGTTCCCGCATCGGTATTCAACTTCAAGACAATTCTGTCCTGTCTGTTTATCATCACTGGGATGGTTATCCTTCCTGGTTGGGTCGTATTTTGACCACACATTTCAACAGCAAGGATAAAGTATCCGATCTGATTGATGGTGGCGACATGTCTACATGTTGGAATGATGACCACAAACCTGAGTATTATGGGACAGATTGTCCTCCTAGTTTGATGACGAAGAAAGAGTATCTGGACAAACTTCGTAATGAAGAGTACGCATATATTTTTACCAGCGCAGGTTGGACTTGCTATAATATGAACGAGTTTAACGATAACGATCCTGAAATCGTTGAAATTCCTTCTGGAGCACTTGCAGCATGATTATTGAACGCGAACAACTTACAGTCAATCGTAAAGAATGGGAGTGCTACAGAAGCACTCCTGACTTTGTTATCGATGAGATCAATTCCACCCTTCTTGAAATCTTACAGACAACAACTAGCCCCCGTTATGCGCAAAAACGCTTCTATGAGTTTGCTTGTGCCAGTGGTTTTGATTTGTATGGACTTAGGGATACTGAGTGTTGTATAGTGGCAACAGATATTATCAATACATATTACAAATCCAACATTGATCGTTGGGCATATATGGAGATCTAAACGAACTATGTTAGACTTGGAGAAAATTACCCACGAACAAAAGGAGGCACTAGCAGAAGATTGTGAAGACTTTCTTTTGCATCGACATATACCACTGCATTCACATTCATACGATAACATCATCAACCAAGCGTTGCGTGAAGGTTATCAAATGTCCAGATTTGACCGTTTCATCAACAAACCAAAATGACACAGAAAGAAATCGAAGAAACTGCAGATGAGTTTTGGGAAGAGGTCGAAAAGGAAGCAGCAAAACTTGAAGTGACTGTTGATTATTACATGCTGGAGTTTTTCTGTTCCTGACATAACTACTTGACCAGCAACAACATTTACACTAAAATTAAGGAGTAATTTACTGAAACCGATGGCACCCAAATTTTTCTACATTGTTGATCATTTTGTTCCATTTCCTACATCTGAGTATGGAGGAATCTGGAATGTTGTTGCAGAACATGATGATGAATGTTTTGATCTAATTGTTGATGAAGATGATGGATTCAATGAAAAGTATTACAATCGCCTGCGTGAAAACATTATGAAAGCACCAACATTTCAGTTAGCTAATGACCATCAATCCGAGATTGTGGAGGAGTTTACTACATGAAACCTGACATGACTGTTGGATGGAAAGAGCACATCAAAAAAGGTAATGTTTGGCGTGTTGAGTTAGAACTTTCTATGCAAGAAACGCCGGGTGAGTTTCACATATACAATGTGGAGGTTTATGTAACGGCACCTACATCAGCACTTGCGATGTATATTGTCACTACAATGTATCCAGATTACGAATCTATTTGTGTTGACGATGAACCAGTTACAACTGCCCCCTGATTTTCCACATCAACCACCTAAAGGTTATCATTATGAAGTTGAATCGTTTCGACGTAATGTTTTACGCATTTGCATTGTCAATGATGGTGCTTTCTCCTATACTAATGTTGCACCTAAATGTGTATGGGGATTTGTTAAAACGACAGGAAAGAATGGAAGCAGTAAGAAGACTTACCACGCCCCCATCAACTTCAATAAGGTAGGAAATGTGGTAGACATTAGTGATACTCGCCCCTATACTGCAATGCAGTTAAATCTAAATCCATTAGAAGCGGCGTTTCTATGATTCACTATGTTCCACAGGTAAATGATTATGTTGCATGGAAAGAACATGAAGGTTGGGTATATTTTACCTGTCCAGAATATATCAGTATTGAACTTAGTGTAAAGTGTAAGAATGATGAAAATATAAAACATTGTCCTATTCACGAAAAAACACATTGCTTGCTTGTGTGTCAAAAATGGTGTTGGGACGAGTTAGAATACGTTAAAACTAGAAAGAATAAAAATGCGGGAACTCTTGAAGATATGGAAGTATTCATTAGGAAGTTTTAGCGATGATAAAACAGAACCATATGATAACTATGTGGTTCTCATACGCAGTATTATATTTGTATCTTATCTTATTACTAATTGTTTTATTATCGGCGGAGTAATTCGTCACTGGAATGAAGTACCAAGTTATCTACCAACAACCGAAAAAGAAAGGATTTGCAACACAGAAGGCAACATTCTTCAAGATTGAAGATGCAGTTTTTTGGGAAGAACTAATGAAGAAAAATGGTTGCAAAGACTTTGAAACTCACGTAAGTTAAATATTACTCACCTCTAAAGTGTATCAGTAACGTAAGCACCACACTATGGACAACTACCTGACAGAACAACAAGTTGAAGAACTTGTAAACTTTGACTACATGGAAGAAGATCTTGAAGATCTTATTCAAGACCCAGAAAAACTTAACATCAACGATTATCTAAACTCCAACATTGACTACTGAAATGAATTTTCCTACTGAAACTGTCAACGTGCTTGCACACCTTGCAGAACTGCGTAAGACTTGGAAAGATCAAGATTTTCGCTTGACAAAGGATCAACAGCAACAATATGATATGTTGATGCAAGCACGAAGGGAACGTGTTGCATGGTTTTATGAGACTGGACGTGTGCAAGTTGGACCTAAAGTGACTAAGGAAAAAGAAAAGGAACAAGAAGAAGAATGATATTATATCAATCTCCTGCTATTCTAAATAGTAGGAGATTTTTTGCAGATAGAATGAAGACGTACATTCAGTTTATTACTGAAGTCTATGACAAAGATGTCATGGATCGTTCACAGATTAGCAAGACTGGTGAAGGTGGACGTGTGGGTGCTGATAGAAGAAAAAGTGAACCTGAACGCCGCAGAATGAAGGCAGTTGGTGGTGGTAAAATGGCACCAGCAGCGCCATATAAGGATCGTAAAGATATTGGAACACAAAGACAAAGAAGCACACGCGAACAACAACCTGAGCAGGAACGTGGTAGTGTTGAAGTTAAAAAGTCATATACTGACAAAACTAAAGAACGTAGAATTGCAGCAGCAAGAGCACGGGCAGCAGCAAAAGCATCTGGTGGTAGTGATAAGGTAGCAAAAAGTTCTGTAGCAAAAGCATCACAAGATGTAGAAAAACAAGCAGATAAACTGTTAGCAGCTAAGAAGAAAGAAGAACTTAAAAAGTCATCAACACCACGCCGTAATTGGAAAACTGACGGTGGTAGTGGAATGACAAGAAAGGAACGTGATTCTGCTAGAAACAAAGAAAAAGGTGCAGCACTTAAGTTAAAGAAAGCAGAATTAGTTCGGGACTTCACTGAGAAGAATGGTCGCGCACCAAAGGGTGCAGAACGCACAAAACTTCTGGGACTTGCACATAAGGCAGTAAAAGCAGGCATCTAAAAGTTACTCACCTTGGAAGTGTATCCATAGTGTAAGCATCGTCAGCACCCTTTACAAGCGTCTGTAAGGGTGCTATTATTATCTTTAGGTATCAACCCACTGTGACCCCATTGATTACACTTCGTCCGCATCAGATTCGCATCCTTGATCGTATGCGTAACTACAACAAAGGTCAGGTGATTGTTCCCACTGGTGGTGGCAAAACAATGTGCATGATTCAAGATACCGCACATTCTCAACAATCTAAGTGTGGTCTTACCACTGTTGTTGTTGCTCCCCGCATACTTCTTGCTGAACAGTTGTGCAGTGAATTTTTGGAAGTAATTGATACTGCATATACGCATGTGATGCACGTTCACAGTGGTGAAACGTCACACTTCTCTACAACAAATGTAGAAAATATCAATCTGTTCGTAAATACAGCAAGGACTGCTGGTGAGAATGTTATCATCTTCACCACATATCACTCCTTACATCGTATTCAGGAGGCAGATGTTGAAGTCAATACGATTTACTTTGACGAAGCACATAACAGCGTGCAAAGAAACTTTTTCCCTTCTACAGAACACTTTGCTGCTGTTGCTGATCGTTGCTACTTCTTCACTGCTACTCCTAAACATTCTCTTACTGTTTCTAAACCTGGGATGAATGATGGATCTGTTTATGGTCAGGTCTTGGTCAATGTTCCTGCACCTGAGTTAGTTGAACAGGGTTACATTCTTCCACCCAAAGTTGTAGTCAAGCAACTGCCTATGATCAAAGGTCGTAAGGTCATGTATGCTGATGATTGTGACAACTTGATTGAAACGATTGATGACAACAACATCGATAAAACTTTGATCTGTGCCCGTACAACTAAGCAGATTATCAACCTTCTATCACAATCAGACTTCTGTGCTGAGTTGTATCAACGTGGTTATTCTTGGATGACTATCACATCCAAGACTGGTGCAATCATTGACGGCAAGAAGGTTGACCGTGAAAAGTTCTTCGACACGTTGAACACTTGGGGTCGTGATCCTGACAAGAAATTTGTAGTTATTCATCACAGTATCTTGTCTGAAGGTATCAATGTGTCTGGTCTTGAAGCAGTTATCTTCATGCGTAACATGGACTATATTGGCATCAGTCAGTCAATCGGTCGTGTGATTCGTTTGGGTAGCACTGAGAAGACTTTTGGTCTTGTTTGTATTCCTACCTACGACACAGTTGGTATCAGTACTGCCAAAAAAGTTCAGGCAGTTGTTGATGTTGTGTTCAATCAGGGACAACCTGCCATCAGTGAAATTCGTCGATGACAAAGTTACTCACCTCCAAAGTGTCCCAGTTGTATGAACAGCACTAAAATGACAATTACACAAACTAGACCACAATTCCTGACCGAAGCACTTATTGAAGTGCTGAACAATGAATGGAAAGTCAGTTCCATTGAATCTGGTCGTTCTGTTTACACTCAACTTGAGATGGAGATTGGTCGTAAATATATCAAAGTTTGGTCTTATCTTTCTGATGATGATAACAGAATGAGAGGACGTTCTTGCTGGATGTTCGTTGACAAGAACACTGGCGAATGTTACAAACCAGCATCATACAAAGCACCTGCTAAGTATGTCCGCTATCTGATCACTCAGTTGGCAGATAATCCTCACATTTGTGATGCTTACGGTTCTTTCCTGTATCTTTGATTATGTTCGCTGACACTAATCGCCAACTTCGTAAACTTTCTATCTACAAACCAATGCAATTTCGTGTAACTGAGATTGACTTTGATTTTGATTCTGATTCCTTTGATGAAGAAGTAATGGACACCGAAGATCGTCAAGAAATTATTGATGAAGTTCTAGCAACAACTTGGCAAGCAAGTGATGCTGATGATCTTGTGGAAGAGATTACATCTGCCACAGGTTGGTGTGTAAATTCTATCGATTACATTTACATTCTGAACTGAAACCATGATTACTTCAACGCTTCACGGAGATTTTCTAATGATTAAAGATGTCACAAATTCACCAAAAGATTGGGAAGATTTTTGGTATTCGCCTGAAAAATATGGTTCTTGGGAGTATTACAATTCAGAAAGCGAAGGGCGTGACATTCGTAACATCGACCCCAATACATTACGCTACGTTGAGTATGTTATGGGTGACAGACCCTACCCACCTGCGTTCAAACGTGGTTCAGGATTAAGCGATTAAAAAGTTACTCACCTCCAAAGTGTCCTAGTTGTATGAAGAACACCCACCTCGAACACCCCGAAGATGCTATCCTGACAGGCGATCTGTCTGTTCTGGATTGGTTTTCTGAATCCGATAGTTTCATCAGCACCAAAATGGATGGTGCTCCTGCTATTGTTTGGGGAACTAATCCTGCGACTGGTAACAAGTTTGTGGGGACAAAATCTGTCTTCAACAAAGTAAAGATCAAGATCAATGAATCACACGCTGACATTGATTGCAATCATTCCGGATCTGTTGCTGATATATTACATCATTGTCTTGATTATCTTCCCAACTTTGAAGGAATTATTCAAGGTGATTTCATTGGTTTCGGTGGTAGTGACACTTACACACCAAATACCATCACATACAAGTTTCCGGATGTAGTCACTGAAGAAATCATTATTGCACCGCATACTTATTACACTGCGGACAATGATTTGCGTGATGCTGTTGCTTCCCCGATGAAGTTTCGGATTACTGATACTTACTATTGCAAGTTTGTGCAACCTAAAGTGTTGCTGACTAAAGACCGCGAAGATATTGCTGATGTCTGCAATTTTGCACGTCAGATGTCTACATTGTGTGAATTTGTAGATGACAAGAAAGCAGCAAAGATCAAGAAAGCAATCAACACAATGATTCGCAATGGTGCTGAATTGGATGATTTTGCAATTTCAGTTTTTGCTGACTGTGACATCAATCTAGTCAGATTGTGGAAGCTAGTTGCAACAATCAAAGCAGATTTGTTCTTGTTTATTCATTCAACTGACGACATTGAATGTTCCATCTGTGGACATGAAACGTTTCATGAAGGTTATGTGATCACAAATAAGTATGGCATGTTCAAGGTAGTTGACCGCGAAGAATTTTCATATGCTAACTTCAACGTTCAGAAAAGTTGGTCCTGATTAAAGTTACTCACCTCCAAAGTGTCCTAGTTGTATGAATGACACTACCTACAACGAGATCTTAAAGGTTTGGAACTACGAAACACCTGATGATTTTGCGATCTTCAGTGAACTTTACTACCAAATGTTTGGTGAAGAGTTTAATGTTCCTTACACAACAGAATCCACCACTTCTTCATTCTTTCCCTACGACTGATCATGCGAATCTTTTTTCTTGCCTTGTTTGTTATTCTTGGTGCTAATCTTGGCATTGAATTGTTAGATAGCAACATGACACAAATTATCAAAGATCGCAACCAAACTATCCAACATTCTATCAACAACCTTTGATCATGAAACTGTATCACCCCGAGCACACTATTCAGGTTGATTTTTATCCTGTCAAATACTGGGACGGAACGATTAGTGAAAAGTTAATCTACAAGACTGTGACTTTCGGTATCAATGGACCGAACCCAGTCGTCGTCAGCAAGCGTTACATCAACCGCAAAGAAATGAATCGCGAGATTGATAGTCGCGTTCATGGATTTGGGTATGAAGTAGTTGACTTTCACACCATTCCTCAATTTTACAATAGCGCACTTACTTGTGCCTGCTAATTATGTCCTTTATTTCTCTTTTCACAAAAACTAACATGAATCGTTCTGAACTTCAAGAAAACTTAATCCAAAATATCTTGGATGACATGGACATGAATGGATTGATGCAACTTGCTTATGATTATATGGACGAAAGTTATGGTAAGTATTCAGACGATGAATTGAAAGAAGAGGCGAAAGAATACTACCCACATTTGTTGGATTAAAAGTTACTCACCTCTAAAGTGTCCTAGTTGTATGAACAAAACAAACCCTCTTTCCTCTCTTTACACTAAAGAGATTGCACTCTTGGAACTTCAGGACTTCATGTTCGACACTATGTTACCTGCTGGTGATTGTGTTGATTGGTTCTGCGATCGTTTCGACGTAAGTGCAACTGACGACGTGATTGATTTTGTTGTTGATGCACACTTTGCTTTTCACGGAGAATGATGAACACTTCCACGATGATCCAAGACGATACGATCAAAGCAAAGTCCATCCTGAAGCAGATTAAAGGATGCAAAGTTGCAGACGATAGCAACAATCAATATGAGGTTGTTGATGTTAAGTGCTTCAACGGTCAAGTTTCTTTCATTGGATTAAAAGATTCCGATGGCGTTATCAAGTATGCCAGCGAGAATTGCTACATGTCAATGGCATGTGTTGACCTTTGAATCTGTCAACCTATTAAAGTTACTCACCTTCAAAGTGTCCTTATAGCATAGGGACACCCACCGATCCCAATTCATTTCACAAACAAACAAACATGCGTAAGATTGAAGAACAGATGATTGAT